GAATCGGATTAGGCCTGCAGTATCGCGCCGCTGTCGTGCCACGCCGCACGCGCTTTCAAACAGCCAAATGTTAAACTTGCGCTGATAGCGGAATGCGCTGGAATCGGTCGGTTTGGTGGGGTATTTGGGTAGTGGTTCGGTTGTCTCGCCCCTGTTGGTTAGGATGCGGTTTTTTCCGTCAAGCTGCCCGTAGGTCAGGCTGTAGTAGGCGGCGGTCGGGAGTATATCGGGGCTTTTCAGATGGCCTCCTCTAAATAGGTTTGAATTTCTTTTTAAACTCTTCCAGTGGTCGGACGAAAACCGTGTCTGAGTCAACATAAGCCTTTTTGTAAATAGCCATATCGGTCAAATCAGATTCAAGTTTTGCAAACCCTAAAAGTGTGTACTCACCGCCTTTGTAATGACGGTAGATTTGGAATCGTTGCAATAAAATTGCAGGTGTATCATCTTTCATTTTCGATACCATTTAAATAATTTCCGCCTGCACTAAATCCTTGCGGAATTGGTTGTAATTAATCAGACTGATACCCGTGTTTTGCTCAAACGGAATCAGAATTTTTTGCATAGCCGTCTGAATAAAATCTTTCAGTCGTTCAAAATCTGCCAGCACCTTGTAGCCGTCTTGTCGTAGCTCGGGGATACTGCTTACTGGCTGAACAGCACTGTTACACTCTGCCACGCGGAAGAAGTGCCACGCGGCGTTTAATACCTCTTCGCGCAATACGTTCTCTTTCTCGTTTATCTTCTTAGCAATCGCTCGTAACGATTCGCCGTTGATGATGTCGAATAACGCCTGAATATAACGTTTCGGCCGCGTGTATAGGCTCGCTGTGTACAGTGCGATTTGTACGCTGGCGCAATACAAGCCGATTTTTGAAACGGTACGCTCTGGGATAATCTCGCCGTACGCTTCCTGATATTCTGTCAGACGAAGAACAGGCTTTAAAATCTCACGGCGTTGATTTGGGGATAGGTCGTCTGATTCTTGTAACTGCTCAATCGCCGCCTGTGCCTCGTTTGTTGTCTTGCTCAAGTCGTTGTCTGAGTAGATACAGGCGACAAGCCGTCCTCTCAACGGCACTGATTTTTACTTGCCTATTTGCGATCAGTTGTCCGAATCAAAAAACTCGTAAACATTAGGCACATGGCAATGTTGGTCGATGTGGTGCAAACTCCTGTCAATATCGGTGCGCCGGAAGGCCGTTATTTGTTCCCCGAAATGACCGATAAGCAGAAAGAACGGTTTTATCACTACTTTTCCGCTGTGGATAGCGCGGTTATGTACGGTAAAACTGCTTTGCAGACTGGAGGCGCTGGGAAGGTTGCGATTGTCACGGTGATGCCTATCTTCGACCAAGATACGATAGATAGAATTAAACAGGAAGGCTTAAACCAAATTCATCAGGAAAAGATGCGTTTGGATGAGCTAGCGAGAGATAACAAAATACTTGGCTTCACTTGGAAAACAATAGAAGTTGATTATTATCGCGCTTTTAATTCCTGCCAAGCTGTTATGGTTTGGAGAGGTGTGAAATAATGGCTGATTATGGTGTATTCTCGGATGAGTTGCCCTTGTTTTTAGGGCAGGAAAAACTCATGATTTTTGAGCGAAAGATTGCTTTAAAAGATATTAAAGAGGAGTGGTGGAACAAAAACGGCGGCGCGGCTCGGAATTATAAGCGTATCTTGCTTGGCCCAAGTAGTAACACTTACGCTGTGTTTGCGGACTATAAGTCAAATCATGATATCTTCTCGTTATGGTCTGGCGGTGGTTTTAGTCTTCCGGGGTCAGGATTGCCGAATATTTCGGACAGTGTATTTATGGCAGGGAAGACGGATAATTCTCTGCTGTTGGAAGATGGAAACTGGTATTTACTCGCTTTCAGCCCTAATAATGTGGCACAGAATCCTGAAGTTTTGGATACCGACTTTTACATTTATCGGACTGTTGATACAGCGACAGCAACAGATAAGTACGGTTTGAACGTGTACAGGCCTGACGGTTCGCTTGCTTATCACAGCGGTTGGAATATCGTCCGCGCCCGCCATGTTTATCACAATATTCCAAGAGCAACCGCGCAAGGCTTAAAGGGCAAAGGGCTTGCTTTGTGGAGGAGGGCAACGACTGCCACGCCGTCTCCTATTCGTATTGAGGATATGCAGGCAATGGAACGTAGTATGGAGGTCGGCAGTAATAAGTTAGTCAGCATCGGCCACGTCCTCCATGCGGAGAATTACTGGGTTAAGCCACAAAACGAATATGTACGGTTCGCGCCTTATTTGAAAGACGGGCTACTCGGTTATGCAGTGTCTTTTGCATCTTGCGGGTTTACCCCTCCAGAAAGCGTATTTTCCGGTGCTGAACTGGTCGAAGCCTGATTTAAATTTTAAACAACGCCCGTGATGATTCGCGGGCTTTTTTATGGGCGGTCGTATGAGCGATTTAGAAGCAAAAATCAAAATAACCGTCGAAAACGGCACGGCGGCAGGGTTTAACCAAGCGGCAAATTCTGCCGAATCGGCTTCAAAAGTCATTGAAAACGCCATCAACAACGTCAAAGCGAGATTGAAAACCCATTTTGACGATATGCAAAAGTCGATGGAGAAGGCGTTTCACGTCAATCCATCGACTTTTAAAAATCTTGGCGATGCGCAGGAAGGGATGTTCAACAAAATCTCTTCTTCGGCGCGTAAAGTGTACGAAGAAACGCGCACGCCGATGGAGCAGTTTAAGGCGAAACTGGCAGAAGTTAACCAACTGTTGAATCTTGGCGCGATTGACGTGGAAACCTATGAGCGCAAGGTCGGGCAACTGAACAGCGAGCTTGAGCAGACGGACAGCAAGGCTTCGGCGGCCGCTGGTGGATTGGGCAAAATCGGGTCAGTTTTGGCAGGATTCGCCTCACTGTCGTTTGCCAAGTCCATGCTTGATACTGCTGATGCCATGCAGTCAATTAACGCACAAGTCAGACAGGTTGTATCGTCTGAAAGCGAGTATTTAGCAGTACAGCGTCAGTTATTGGATGTGGCCAATAATACGCGCGCTTCGTTGGAATCAACGGCGAATCTGTACGTTTCCACAAGCCGTGCGTTGAAAGACTACGGCTACACGCAGCAGGAGATTTTGACCTTTGCGGCTATGGCCGCTATTATGGCGGCAGTGATGGGATTAATGGGCGGTGGTGGCGGTTCTCAAACGACCACAACCACGACACGGATTCCATCGGCGGCAGGCGGTTGGGATATTCCGGCAGGTATCAACCCTCTCACTCAGTTGCACGAGAACGAGATGGTTTTGCCTGCGGAACACGCTCAAACAATCCGCGAAATGGCAGGTCAGTCAGGAGGAGACGACAGCACGATTATCATCAACTCAACAGGCGGCGACTTTATCCACAAAAAGGATTTGGCAAAGCTCTTGAAACAGATGAAACGTGATTTCAAATTTGTTTAACGGTAAGGCCGTCTGAATAGTTCAGGCGGCTTTTTTCTTGGAGATGGAAAATGAGTAACTCATTGAAATGGGTTAAATATATGTTGGAGTGGCGTTTTCTGCCTGTCCGTTTTCAAAAGTGGCTGTTTGGTACAGGCACGCGTGTTGTTGAGTTTGCCAGTGGGCTGTCGCTGATTGGCTATGCCGCCGTGTTTGCGTTCTCGCCTGTCGACATTTACGACTGGCCGATTTACTACAAATTCAAGACGATACCCGAATCTATCCTGATTCCAGTTTTCGGCGGTATCGGCTTGTTGCAGTTGGCGGCGATGTACTGGCAGACGTACAAGGGAAACGTATTTTCAGGCTACTTGTTGCTGGTGTCGGCGTTCATCTGGTTTCTCGTGTCTGTTGCGTTTTGGGGTGCATACCCGCCCGCACATACGGGGATGGTAATTCCGCCGCTGTTGGCGTTCCTCTGTGCGTTGGCAGGCAACAACACGCTGAAGTTTCTGTTCACGAAAACGTATCAGCCGCGTACCAAGAAACGCCCCGTCGCTATCCGGTGCAGCCAGCCGGCACGCCGCAGCGGC